TTATTTAACACATTTAAAAAGAAACAAAATGCACTATTCTAGCAGATGGATAGTTAAGTACGACAGTAATAATTTAGTAAGAGAAGTAAAGCTTATTTATAGTCCTGAAGAGTACAGAAAGTCTTCAAGATCAAGAAAACTAAATACCCAAGACGGTTTAATTAAAATATTAGAAAATGACAAAGAAAGAAGAAATACCACACTATTACATCGGTAAAACCTATAAGATAGAAGCTCGTAAAGTTGTCGAAGACTTTCAAGCTGACAATTATAATTTAGGTGTTGCAATAAGCTATCTTTTACGTTGTGGTAAAAAAGCTGGCAACCCAGCCGAACAAGACATACGAAAAGCAATTAATCACTTACACTTTGAGCTTGACCGAATTTATTGTGAAAGCAAGACAAGAACTGGCGGTCTTACGAAATGACGCTGTACAGGTGTGAGTGTGGCAAGCAAGAAAAAGAAGTCAGTAAAGCCAAAATTATCTTTAAAGATAACACTTGGGTTGCTGATGTTATGTGTGAATGCAACAAAAATATGACAAGCGAACCTGTAGAGGGTATGCCAACTTTAATTAGAACTGAAGCTTCTTTGAATAAAAACGATAAGTTATGGTCTAAAGCAAAAGAAAGACTTTCAGGTGAAAAGTCTTATAAAAGTTTAAAAGATAAATAAAATGAAAACAAAACCTAGAATACCAAAAGATACAAAAGCTTTGGCAAAAAAAGTAATTGATTATTATTTTAAAAATCCTAAAGCTAACAGCTTAAAAGAAATGACAGACAAGTTTGACGTAGCACACACAAGAATAACAAAAATAATAAAAAACGAATTACAAAAAAGACTTGACAATAGTCTTGAAAGACGTTTGTTTAAAAAATATGTAAAGTAATATGAAAAAGCAATTAAAAATAAATAAGATCAAACCAAACCCAAACAATCCCAGACTTATTAAAAATGATAAGTTTAAAAAATTAGTTAAGTCAATAAAGGAATTTCCTGAGATGTTAAAGCTAAGACCTATTGTTGTGGACGAAAATATGATGGTGCTTGGTGGCAATATGAGATTGAAAGCAAGTAAAGATGCAGGGCTAAAAGAAGTATGGATTGAAATAGCTGAGGGATTAACTGAAGAACAAAAGAAAGAGTTTATAGTAAAAGACAATGTAGGCTTTGGAGAATGGGAATGGGATATGTTAGCTAACGAATGGGATAGTGTGCAGCTTGCCGAATGGGGTTTAGATGTATGGGAGAATCAAGATGACTTAGAAGAACCTGACTTTAATGAATTAACAGAAGATAATAATAATAAACCACCAATAATAAAAATAACATTTGCTAATGAAAATGATTTGCAAAATGCTGAAGAACAAATAGCAGAAGTCGTAAGTAAATATGAAAAGGCAATATACTCAGTAAGTGCAGGAGAATTATGATATTAAAAAAGGCATCACATAAAGCTATTAAATATGCTTGTTTAAAATTTCACTATGCAAAAAGTGTGCCTGTAAATGTTTTAGGTTTTTCAGTTTTTAATAAAAAAAATGAATGGTGTGGATGTATAGTTTACGGATTAGGTGCTAATAACAATCTAGCAAAATCGTTTAAGCAACCACAGGGAGTAGTGATAGAATTAGTTAGAATGGCTTTAAATGGTAAGCAAGAAAGCACAAGTAAAGCAATGGCTATTAGTATAAGAATACTAAAAATATATGTACCTCTTGCAAAGGTAATAGTAAGTTATTCAGATATGAAACAAAATCATACAGGAGTAATTTATCAAGCTTGTAATTTTTATTATGTAGGCTCTATAATAGCAGAAAGTGCTATTGACCCTGAAGATGGTATTGCAAAACATACTAGGATTTTACATTCTAAATATGGAAGTATAAAGGGTTTTAAAAGAGTAAAAGACAAACCGAAGCATAAATATTTATATCCTTTAACTAAAGAATTTAAAGATAAGTGTTTAAAATTAAAAAAACCTTATCCTAAAAATGCGAGTAAAGCATAAAGAGTAATGCGTTGGCTATTCCAAGTCAAAGAAGGGGTGCAATTCCACCTACTCGCTCTAATATAAAATAAATGGACAAAAGTAGACACATAAAAAAAGAAGCAATGCTGAAGGCACTTGAAAACAGTCTTGGTGTTGTGACGGTAGCTTGCAAGTCAGCTGATATACCAAGAAGCACTTATTACAAATGGTTAAAAGAAGACGAAGACTTTTCTAAAGCTGTTAAAGAAATTGAAAACATAGCACTTGATTTTGCAGAAAGTCAATTACACTCACAAATGAAAGATGGCAGTACTTCAGCAACTATTTTCTATTTAAAGACAAAAGGTAAGAAACGAGGGTATATTGAACGAAGCGAGCTTGATCTTAGCAGCGGTGAAGAACCAGTTAAAATTAACGTAAATATAAAAGGCGTTGAACATTGATGCAAACTTTACATATACGCAAGAACAAGCAATAGAATATCTATTTGACAACACGACTACAGAAGTTTTATTTGGTGGTGCAGCTGGTGGTGGTAAGTCTTGGGTCGGTTGTTCTTGGTTAGTGTTAATGTGTTTAAAATACCCTAAGACTAGATATTTAATGGGTCGTTCAAAACTAGACAGCTTAAAGAAAACAACTCTAAATACTTTCTTTGAAGTTTGCGACCACTGGAATATAAAAGCCAACAAGCACTTTAATTTTAATGCAAGTTCTAATGTAATAACGTTTTACAACAAGTCAGAAATTATTCTTAAAGATTTATTCTTATACCCTTCAGATCGAAACTTTGACAATTTAGGGTCACTTGAAATAACTGGTGCGTTTATTGACGAA